TTCCGTACCGCTTACCCCTTTGTCTTGGTATAAACCATATTCCTCCATAGAAAAACTAAGCTCGAAGCTATTCTCGTATACTTCGAAGTCTCCGCTTATACTTTCGTATAACTTTTTACTTACCCTCTTTCTTTTCTTGGATAGATTATGCTTAGCCTCTCTTACGATCTTATCTCTAAACTCTTCTAAGTACTTTCTACCTTCTCCCGTCGTTAGCATACTGTCATATCGTTTTGAACTAAAATATCTAAGGTAGATACCCAGCCTGCAAGTTTATTCTCAAATCTATCTACAAAAGGTTCGCAAGTAACCGCTCCTTCTACTTGGTATTTATCTTGGTATAAAGTACCTCTTTGTAATAAAGCTATTAATCTATTCTGGATTGCTAGCTGCGTATTTAGAATATCCTGCTCGTTATCGTTTCCTATAAAGTTATCTGTAGTTTCCGATTTACTTTCGTCTACTACGTCCATAGAAAGCACGCTAATATTAAACGTAATAAAGTTAGAATTTACTGTAGCGTTATTTACTATAATATGCGATAGAGGAAAGATAGTAGTCTTATTCAAATCTATATCGTCTAGGCTACCGTAAGAGACAGTATTAACGAAAGGCTCCGCTATTAAGGTATCTTTTATTTTATCGGTTAATTCGTAGAAGGCTTTCATTTCTTAAATTTTTCTAACTGTTTCTTTTCTAATTCTATCTTTTCTTTTTCGAAGGCTAAAAATAATAGAGCTTGGTGCATGTTTAATCGGGTAGCAATATCGAAGCGGGTAGCATCTCCCTTAGCAAGTCCGTAAATTGATTGGAACCAGCCCCACTTCTTTCCAAAGCCGCTAATACTTCCGTATTCATTTGGTTCGGAGCTTCCCTCTTCAAATAATTCAGGATAGTTTCTAGTAACTCGTTGTTTAAACGGTAAAAAAAAACCATAGCTCCCATCGCTATACCTAGAGGCATCTTCTTAAATACCTCAGCATTATCTAGGCCCTTATATTCTTCTATAAGATATTTACCTTCTTTCTTATAGTTAATAGGTCTATATAGGACCGCCATAGCTTTATGGATTGTTTCCCACTCCGTAAGGTTTTCGTCTAGATCTATAAACTCCCCTATAGTCATATCGTCGAGCTTAGGGATAAATCCGTATTCTATACCTTCTAAACTAAACGTAGGAACTAGATCTGTTTTTTCAGTAAATAGCCTATCTATATCTCCTAAGATTTCTTTTATACTAGTAACTCTTATAGTAGCTATATCTTTAAGCTCTAGGCCGCAGAATATCTCTACCGTCTTATGGAATAAGAAATTAGAGTTTTGGTTTTCTTCCGTATTTATCTTATCGAATCGCTGATATTGTTCTAGCGTAATCTCGTTAAGGTTTTCGGGTACGTTTATTTCTAGCTTCATATATTAATAATAATTTATTCTTAAATATGTATAAAAGAAAAGAGCCGTATTTCTACGACTCCTAACTAATTAATCAAAACAAAATGAAAAGGTTATTTATCTCTATTATAATAATACTTATAAAGTTCTGCTATTCTTTCGTACATGGCCAAATTTTCTTTTTTGTTTCTTTGGCTCCAGATCATATCTCCAGTTCTTTTAAAACCTTGATAGTTTACTTGAATAGCTAAGCGAGGAGGATTTTCTGGACTAGCCTCCCTCCAGATAATAGGGTATATAGTTATACCGTTATCTATACACCAGCTTATACTAGGATCACGCATACCAAATCCAAAGTAAAAAGTCTAAAGTAGCGTACATAAAGAAGAAACTTAACGCTACAAATAGCGCAGCTTGGCCTATAATCTTTAAGGCATTTTTTCTACGAGCTTTAGAAGTAGCCTTTCTAATTAAATAGTATTCCATACTGAAATCGTTTCTCCAGTTATCGGTATTAATTTCTCTGTAATCTTTCATAATTATAAGTTTTAAAGTTTAAATATATAAACATTTTATTAATAAAACAAATTTAGTAAATAAAATATTCCCCCTTATTCGGGTTCTCTAGAGTATCGGTAAGAATATATCTAGCCGCATCTATACAGTCTGGGTGCGCTCCGCTTGGCTTTTGTAACGTATTACCGTCTTTATCTTTAGCCCAAACGTAACCCTCCAGCTCTCGCTTTAAGTTCTTACTTCTTGAAGTTATATATATCTCGTTTTGGTTTATTAGATTTATACCATATACTACGGAATCTCTTCCTTTGGATACTGGGAAAACATTATGGCCGTAGCTTACTAGTTCCGCTATACTCTTAGGCTCTGCGGAATCGGCTATTATATTTTCTTTTATATTATTCTCTTGCAAGAAGTAGGAGATATCTCTATTTAGCATTCCTTTCTTATAAAGTACTTCGTCAAAGATATAGGCCTCGTTCCATTTGTATAATCCTATTAGCGTACTAGGATCCACAGAATAACCGAAGTCCATACCATACCCTATAAGTCTAGCTTCTTCTGGTATATTATCTATTTCTCTCCAATCTGGTATACATGCCCCAGAAAGAGATCCCTGCTCTCCAAGACCGTAGACTCTCCACCAGTTGGCCCAAAAAGTTGAGGTCTTAGCTTTCTCTCTAGCCTTTTCTATTTCTTTTACTATAGAAGGCGCTAAAGCATCGTTATCTTTATAGGTAAGAGTTATATAATCTACGTCTGGCTCTCCTATTATTTCTTTATCTACCCAGAAGGCATGCGAAGGGTTATAATCTAACCAGATATTCCCAGAGGTTCTTATTTGGAGTTCCGAGAAAGCAGAAAAAGAGATATTATTACACTCATTAATAAAGAGATCTGTACGGCGACTACCGCGTAATTTGTCTGGCTGGTCCGTACTAAAGAACTCTATATAGCTTCCGTTAGTAAAAGTATATTTTAAAGTACTGCGATTAAATTGGTTTTCTTTATATCTATTAAGGCCTTTTAGGATATTTAAAAAATCTTTTAATGCTCCCCGTCTTACTGCAGGAATAGACTCAGCTACTACGCTTATTTCTTTTCCTTCTTGAGTAATTGCCTCGTTAATTAGTATAGCTAGTATACAGATAGTTTTACCCGCAGAGGTTCCACCCTTCACTACTTTAGTTCTTTGGGTTAATTCTCTTAGTTTATAAAATGCTGGGGTTTTCTTTATCCGCATATAAGTACAGATAAGAGCTTAGGTTATCTCTTAATCCATAAATAGAGGGACATCTTCGGAGATATTAATATCCTTAGTCTCTCTAGGTTTTCCTGCGTAGTAGTTATAAAATAACTGTACGAATTTAAAGTCTCCTTTTTCTACTCCCTTCTTTAGAGCTTCGAATGCAGTATCTTCTAAAGGAGATAACTTCTCTATTAAAGAGATTTCTTCTGCTTTAGGTTTACGTCCTGCTCCTTCTCTTTTTCCTCCGTGAGCCATTTGATATAAGTTGATTATTCAAGTATATAATAAAAAAAAGGGTTAACTGTTAATTACTAGTTGATCTATTAGGATTCTTTTCTCTTTTCTTTCTTGTCTTAGGGCTAATAAAGCAGAAGCGTATTTCTTACGATAGTAAGCTGCAGGATTTATTTCTTTGTCCCTTACTCCGTTCTCTTTCTTTATGTATATAACTAATTTGTTATATATCTCTAAGTACTCTCTAGCATCTTCGTAAACGCTTATCTGCTGGTCGAATACTTTTAAACCATGTAGGGCAGTGGCATGATCTCTTTCTACTAGGCTAGCTATTCTAGCTAAAGAGTTTCTAGTATTTAGTCTGGCTAGTTTATAATATATAGCCCTAGCGTATACTGTTTCTCTTTTTCGGTTTTTACTTGCTAGTTTAGTCTCGGTTTCCTTTTCGACTATTTCGAGTATTGTTTCTAATTTCATCTATCTTTAATTTTATTGAGTTAATGGTATTTTCTTTTACTTCTTTGACTGCTCTAAGAATACCCTCGCAGGCTTCGTAATCTTCTAGGGCCTCGTAGTAGGCGATCGCTTTTTCTAAATCGTCTATAGAAGCCCCTTCAGATAAATCTTGCAAGGCCATATAATAAAAATCATTTACTATATTCCTATTCACTAATTAAGTCCTTTTTCTTGCAGTAATTATAAACCTCTACAATTTCTTTTACTATATCTCCTTCTCTATTATAGATATTTAGTTTTCTCTTATAGCAGTTCTTAATTAAATGGTCCAAATCAAAGTTATCGTTTTTTATCATTACTTTCTTCATGGCCCGCACAAATTTAGACTGTTTAGCGTTATCTAGTACTTCTGAGAGTTCTACGCAATTATTTAAAACAGAATCTCCTAATTCTAAATTTATTTTATAGGACCTATTCTTTATGGCAGTATTACTTCCTTTTCCCGTAGCGTTATAAGCATCTACTACAGTCATAAAATTAAAGTCATCCTCCCAGTCCTCAGTAAGCTCTAAAATTCTAGCGCAGTCTAGGTTACCTTGTTTAGCTTGGTTATGTAATCTATCCTTTGCCTTCCAGTCTTTCCTGTCGTTATTCATTACTTCTATATCGTTATTGGTGGAGTAATTATTTACGACGTACCAAACTGGTAGATTATTTTTTCTTAGAATTATAAACCTATGCTGGCCATCTGTTATATAGCCATCGCTATTAACCATTAAAGGAGTCTTTAAACCGTGTGCTAATATAGACTTTTCTATAGTTTTAAGATTCTTATTATCTATATCTCTATTGTGGTCTAAGAAGTTAAATAAATTGTAATCGGTAGTCGAATGTAAATTAAATAAGGGTTTTTTCATGTTTTCTAATTATTTGTTTTATTTGTTATAATATTCCTCTCAAAACGTATTGGTCTATATCGTTCTCTTCTCTAAAGAAGTATTTATATATTCCTACGGCTTGGATAAATTTAGCGCGTCCTGCTTCTATAAATTCTTCGCTTGTTTCGAATATACCTATATCTGTAGAAGCTTTATCTACTACGATAAAAGTACATTTCTTACGGTTAAACATCTTTAAATATAAGTAAGCTTGTAGGTCATATCCGTATTTAGAAGCTGAAAAACGGAAGGTAGAAAGGTCGGCTGAGCTTTTTATATCGCAGATCATATCGTCCCTAAGGATATCTGCTTTAGCTCTAAAAGGTAATCCTTCTAACATAGCTATCTCTGGCACTTCGAACTCAGACTTGCCTAATAATTTTAATACCTCTTCATTCCTTAATAGAGCATCTGCTAATCTTTCGCTTTCGCTTATTTCTTTTCTTAGGTATACTTCCCCATGCTCTGCTAGAGCCTCTTTATATATCTTAGTATTTTTAGTCGTAGCGTCTACCACTTTCAAAGCGTCTATTTTGTGGGGTTCTAAAACCGTCCAATGCAAAAGCTTTCCTAGTCTAAGGGCTGGACTATCTCCAGATCCGTACTTAATTACGTTCCTATAAGTCTTAGGAGATTTAAGTAAAGTTTTTAAAGAGCTACTACTTAAAGCGTGCTTACCTAAGTGGCCGTAATAAAATTCGTCGCTATACATCATACTAAGGATCTCTTCCTTTAAATACGATTCGTTATTAAGTAAGGTTATCATAGCTCTATAATTTCTTGTTGGGCCTCTAGCCTTGATAATAATACTTGCTTACATTTTTTTCTATAAGCATCTAAAAGACTCTCGTTAGTAGCATCCTCTAGGAGCTGCTCGTTAGTCATCTCTTGGTAATAAATCTCAAATTCCATAATTATTAGTTTTAAAGTTATACGCTAATATAGTAAACATTTTATTAACTATCGCTATTTTCTTTTAAAATTTTTTCCTCTAGCTTTTCTATTCTACTTAAAGCCACTACTAACGCTTGCTGGACTAGCTTTAAATCGTATTGCATTTTAATAAGTTTAGCCTCTTTCATTATAAGCTTGCTTACAGACTGCGTAACGCTGGTCTTTGTTTTTATATTCGTTTACCATTACGCGATCTATCATGCACCGCTGGATAAATTCTTTTTCTGTTTCTGTAGTTTTAGGTTTAGGTATTGGCATTATCTTAAATTTTTAATTTTTTCTAAATATAAGGCAGCGTCTAAAAGTTCCTGCTGAAGTTCGTTTACCCATCTATAAAATCCATCTGGATTATCTTCTAGGGTAGTACCGTATTCTTTTATTCCCTTCTGGGATCTAGAATCTAGTAAGTTCTTAACTTTCTCTACTATTCCGTCTTTCTTTGCTTCGTATACTAAACCCGTAGTAGAATCAGTAACGAACCCTTTTAAGTTATCCATGTAGCTATTCATTTATTATAAAGTAATATATTTTTACTATAAAGTATTCTAATATCCTAAAGGCTATATAGCCAGCTAAAAAACTATCCATAGGCTATTCTATATTTTTGTAATTCTTTTTCTACCTCAGCTAGTTTCTCTTCTGCTTTCCTTGCTCGTTCTATTGCTCTTAGCTTATCGGATCGAAACTCTTCTATAATCTTTTCTCTATACCATTCGTTAGTTTCTAGTTCATGCGTATAAAAATACCAGCTATTAATAGCGTCTATAAGTTGGTCTAATTCTGGAATAGGTTTTCTTCTTTTCCATTCTAATACTTTACTAGCTATTATCTCGAAGTCGTTACTAAACTGGAGGCTTTTAAGGTTCTGGATTTTTCTCATATTCTATTATTTGTTTTTGTAAGTGTCTAATATCGTTATAAGTTACTTTAATTAAAACATCTTTCCTATCTTTTCTAGTATATCTTTTTTTATAGTCTTTCTTATCTTTTGCTATTTCTGTAAACTGACTAGCGTACTCGTATAGATCTATTCTCTTAAAAAAGCAGAACGAATTAAGCTCTATAATATCAAATACTATATATTCTGCGCAGCACTCTAACCAGCCCTTATCTCCTTTTACATTCTTTAATTCTAGCCAGATAGTCTCTAGATGCCTATTACCTTTTACGTCTATACCTATGTCGTTAACGTAAAAATCTATATGCTTATTAATATCGTCTTGGGTACTAGACTTTACGCAGGAATTATCTCTCTCTAGCATTAGCTTTAGAAATTTATCCTCTGCTTTATTACCCTCGTTAAAAGAATATCTATATCTAGCTCCCGATACCATATTAAGAATATTCGTTATAAACTTTTACTAAAGCATTCCAGACTGTGTTTCTAAAAGAGCATTGAGTACATTCTACTTTAGTTCTAAATATCCGCTCGTATATAGCAGCGTAAGTTTTTACCTCTTCTGCGCTAAACTTATTCTTTCTAGTATCTATGGCCATTTTCATTAAATCAAATTCAGACTCCGTAAAACATTCTGGCTTTCTAGAAGGAAAGAGTTGATTGAGCCGTTTTTTTCTAGAATTGCATCCGCAATCGAGGCCGAGAGCGTCAAAGGTAGTATCTACTATTTTCTTTATACCAGTAGCTTTAGTTACCTTTTCTATTTTATCTCCTAGACCCGTAGAAAGGGCAGCATGGTTTTCTTTAAAGTTTTCGTACTCTTCTTTTTTTACCGCTTCTTTTAAAGCTCGATATTCTTTAGATCGTTTATCACCCTTATAAGCGTTCAAAATCTCCTTGTTTGAAATCTTCATAATCTTCGCTAATTTTATTTTTAATATCTAATTTAAGGTTTTTTAAAGTATTAAAGATACTTACCCAGCTTATTTTAGTTTCGCTAGCAAGCTTTCTTATACTCATATCTGTCTGGCTATAAAGCTTCCATATCTTTTTATCGTACCAATGCCAGTCTTTCGCTACTTCGTCTACCATTAAGCAGATTTTATGGAAGGCTTCGTTTTCTTCTATATCGTCCTCATGCGGAAGCTCTAAGAAGTTTTCGTCTTTATCTATACTTATTATAGTTACTTTTTTCTTTTT